GGCACTGTGGTTTGTTTGTGAATGAAGTAACCTACCTCTTCCTGTTTGTTGGCATAATAGTTTTTGTAGATGTCCCAGTATGCAAGTAATGGAGTTGCATCGAATTGCCTTTTTACAGTTGGTCCTGTGGTACTTTTACCTAGTCCTCTTATTCCGAGGTATGCAAGTAATGAGCTTTGGCTTATCTGCTGAAGTTCGAGTGGAGTTTGTGAAGTAAAGTCTAGTGTGTTAGCTGTAAGTTCTATAAGCGGAAGCTTTATCTGTTCCATGTTTAGCCCGATATACAATTTATTGTTATGGAGCTGTGCCTGATACAATCTAATAGGTACTTGGAATACATCAAGTTGTAGCTTGAAACTGCCGAATAATGGACCTACTGTTGGCAGTGTCAATACCTCACTTGCAAGTCCGATGTCCCAGGTATCCCCAGGCAGGGCAGGTTCCACCATAAACGGCACTAATGTGCCTGGAGCCATAGAGCTACGCCATAGGTAGCCAAGATTATGAGTACTGCGCTCATAGCTTTTCAAGTTAGTTGTCATTCTTTTACCGGAGCCAAGTCTTTGACCTCCGATAGTTACCTCTTTACCCATAGTTAGTGTTGAATTAGTTGTTCATGTGTCATTATTGTTATTGCTGAAATAATTTTAATCAGCACTTCCCAGTTGTTCACATTTGGAAGTTCTTTTTCGGCTTGTTCAATGTCTTTAACATTGTCAATTATAATGTGTCTTCCAAGTGAAATAAATTTATTACCTGTTTCATTGTTTTCAATGAATTGAAACGGAGTTCCCATAATAGGAGTTTTTTTAATCAATTCCGTTCCAGATTTTCTGTTGAATTGCGCTGTGTCTTCTACAGCCATAGAGTCTTTTGATTGTTCTTTCATAGTCTCTTTTGTTAGTAATTACTTTTGATTCTAGTAGTCTCACTCTGTAGTGAGTTGTTCCGATTTGGAGTTGTGCAAGTTGTTCGCCTGTGTAAATGTCAACATATTCTGTGACAGAGTTCCATTTGAATTTTTCTTCGTTCATTCTCCATAATCAAATAGGTCGTCCATTTGTTCAAGGAAAAAGTCATCAATCTTAGTTGAGCTGTTTTTTACCTTAGCTTCGATTTTCGGTCTCAGCCATTTTGCGTAGAATTCGCAAACTACGTTCCACATTAAATCATACATAATTTTAAGTATTAGGTTAAACATTCCGCAATGTAATATATAAATCGGAAAGTTTGCAAATAAATATTGTAGTATTTCACCCCTATATATCGAATTTCACCCCTGTATAGGCGATTTCGTCCCTTTTAACATTTTTTAACATATTTTATTGGGTAGGCTTTTTTTTGTAAAAGCTTGCTTTTACCTTAAATACCGAAGGTCACGCAGTCGCTAGGGTGCGACGAGTACACCGGCTGACTGGGTTTTTGAGCGGTCAGCGGTAGGCATGGCGTGCGTTGGCAATGGCTTTTTATTACAAACAACGAGTTCAACACGAGTGAAGCCGTGCGTTAGCCGGCTGGTTTTTCTTTGAATTTTCTGTATCGTTTAAAGTCTTCACGTTTTCGATTGAAGTCATCTTCATTAATCACCCCCCGTTCCATATGCTTTAGCAGTCTTCTCTCATTCTCGTATTCCTTTGAATCCCAGTCTATTGAGTCGTCACCGTATCCGAGACGCTTATTAAGTTTCTGTGCTTCGATTAGTGCAGATTCATAGTATTTTTCGTTCTCGGATATATCTATTTTCTGACCTAAAACGTATCTACGTTTTTGGTCTAATTTATTGAGCCAAAGGTTCTCACGTTCATCGTCATTATAAATATGGTTACGGTAGTAAATAGGCAATGCAATTTTATGCCCTGTGCGTGTTCTATAAGTCTCGTCAGTTTTTTCATATTTATATCTATTATTTTTGACGTTGAATTTATTTAGGTATTCTCTACCTATTCCTTTAGAACATAGCACTACTGGATTATATTCTTTATGTAATTCATCTGCCTTAACCACATACTTTATAATGTAGTTAACTGTTTTTTCATTAACGTAATTTTTAGGTTTGTCCCCTATCCATGCGAAGCCATAGCTCCAGTGCTTTCTAATATCATCGCTTGGATTGTCAGTCCATATAATGCCATGTAGATGTATGTGTTCTGTGTTTTCATGTCCTAGTTCGGATACTAACCAGTGTCTTACACTGGTTCCGTTGTGTTTCCTCCATCTTTCTAGAAATAGCCTAACTGCTCTCTTTGCAAGTTCGTTATCTGTTTCATAGGCTGTAAGCCTTTTATCATCCACCTGTTTGAATAGTTTGGTGTAGTTTTCAGTATCAAATGTAAGGGTGACAAAATAACATTTGTCACCCTTTTTGATCTCTTCCAGTAATCGTACTTGCCAGTTTCGTGCTTTTTGTCTTCTGCACTCAATACATTTACCGCAACCGATAGGAACAAATAAGGTTCTGCCATCTTTTGGCTGTGGCACTATGCCTTTATTTTTCTTGTTGCTTTTGTATTTTGGATTTCTGACTAGTTTAGGATAGAGACACATTTATTTCCAACCTTCTTTATTAATTCCTAGGATCCTGTATACGAGACCAGTAGCGTTGAATATTGATAGTGTAGACTGGTCTAGTATTTTTCCTATGTATTGGCTCATTGAGGGATATTCTTCCTTGAATTTCTGTGCTTGTACGTCCAAGTTATATTTAAGAGTATCCAGATTGAAATTCTTTTCTTTAAGTCTCCAGTCATTAAGCCTATCCTGAATAATGTTCGCAATGTTTTTAATATTTGCGTCAATTTCTTCATCTGTTTTGCCTATATGTTTTATAGTTGCTCGCTTTAATGCGCTTTCAATTATTGAGTTTTCTAATGTCTGCTTGAGTAATTCAATTTTTTGGTCTCTTGTTTCCCTAGATATGTATGCTTCGTCCATTGCAATATCATATTCAGTTTTTACTTTCTTGGCAGTCCATTCTACTATATCCATTTCATCTTGGAAAGTAGCTTCATCTAGTTTGTTTTTTAGATCTGTTGCGTAAGTTTGTGCGTTTGTTAATGCTGTTCTAGCTTTGGATCCGGATATACCTTCTGTGATTTCATCTATTTTGGCTTGTATCAAAGATTTACCTATACCTTCACGTTCTGATACTTGGCTTCTTAAGTTTTCCGCCTGTGCAAGTTTTAATTCACGTTCTGCTGGTGTTTCTCTCATTGACATAGCCGGACTGCCTGCCATTGCTATAGGCTTGTAATTTTCTTCTGCTGCGTTTGCTCTTACTGGGTCTGCTGAAGCTCCACCTGTTTGTCCTGTTGCTCCTGCGCTTCCGGTGTCATACATTAATGCCGGATTTAGTCCGGCTTCCTTCAATCGTTTCATCTGCTGTGCTGGACTGTCCTGCTCAAGAGTATAATCGAAATAGTCCTTTGCCATTTTTTGGTCGTGCTGTGCCAGTCTCATTGAAATATTTTCGTTGTAAGCTGCCATATCTTTAGCCCACTGCATATTTCGTTTGCCGTATCTTTCAGATTCTTTCCAGTTTATCTTCCTGTCATGTTTTGCAAATAATCGGTCTATCAAAGTATTGGTAGTCTTTGACACTGCATCTGCACCTACTTGTGCACCTAGTTGTGCCGCAAATTTACCTGCGGTCATTCCTGCTGCTGCTGCTGCTCCTGCTGCCATATTTTTTCGCGTCTTTTTGGTCACAAAAAGCGGTCTATACCTACTAGATAATAAAGTATATATGCGTACCGCCCGCGCAACCTGTTGTTAATCTGTGATTTAAGTCGTATATATAAGGGAGGGGTTTTAGTCCCCCTCCCCCCACATTGTTTATTCAGCCTTTTTGTCGACAATTTTACCGGTTTTTATGTCGAATTCTTTGCCTTCTCTTTCTGCAATACCTTTCATTCTTTTGATCTTTGCAGACCTTTCGATATGTCCAGTTGCTTCAAGTGCCAAGTCGAATCTGTCCGTCCTTATGTCATACTCTGGAAGTACACCAAATTTTCTTTCAGTGTGTATTACTGGAGCTCCGTCTTCAATTGGCTCTTTATTTACCATAATCCGCTCTACCTTTTGTTCTATTAGTTCACCTTCAGTAGAAACATTACGGGTTATGTTAGTTTTCTGTGTAATTCTGTGTCTATACATACTAAAATATTTTAGGGATTAGGCATAATTTTAGCTGACATTTTCCTGCGTACCTCTGCATCTACGGCGATATGTGTCCAAAAGTTCTGCGCATCTAGGTTAGTACTTGCGAATGCATAATTAAATTTTGCTGGGTCTATGTAAGTAGTCAAGTCTTTGATACCTGCCAGTCCATTAGGTTCATATCTTCTGTTCAGAACCATAAACATTTCCTTGTTCGGGTCAGCGAAATTTCCAAATACTCTGTTAAAGTTGGTTTGGTAGTTTATCCATGCTGGTTGTTTTCCTGCGCTCTTGAATGTTATCTGATCACCGTTATTTATGTCGGTATCCCAGAAAGCCATCTGGTCTGTTATAAGGTCTTGGAACCCTATCTGATCAAGTGCAGGCTTCTGGAAGTCGTTCATAGTTTTTAGGTTTGTGTACCACCTGTTACCCTGTGAGTAGTCCACTCTTGGTGTAAGGCTTACAATCCCGATAATATAGCTAGGTTCCTGTACCTTAATTACTAATTTACCGCCTTTGTTTTTCTGTCCCATTACACCACGTCCTCCTAGAGTTCCAAGTGGTTCAACGTTACTATCAAGTGTTTGTTCGCTTGCACTGTTGCTTATTACCTCTGTAAATACTACTTCTCTGCTCAATCCACCTTCGTACATTGGTGTTTCGGCTTTTCTCATGGCTTCCATGTCCCAGCTTGCCTGGATCCAGTCTTCATAAGTTCCACCACTTACTGCGATGTCATTAAGTAAGGTATATACCTTTTTAGCCAAGTTAAGAGTGTCTATACTGAATTTACCTTCGCTTGTATCAATGCTTGTAATTGCACTGATTCCGTTTTCTCCATCAATCCTTTACTTGCATACTGGGACATCTACAAAAACTATTATGCCAACAAACAGGAAGAGGTAGGTTACTTCATTCACAAACAAACCACAGTGCCGACAATATCT